ATTCCTGTAAACAGGCTTTCAGACCCACTCCTATTGAAGTCTAGATTTAAACTTTCCATCATTATTTACCAAATAATAATGGTGTTCTTTTTAAATCTAAAACCGGAAGACTTGGAAGTTTCCTTCCTCGTCTTTCTGAAGAGACATTGTGAGATTCTTTTTATAGAATTGAATGATGTTTTCGAAAAACGGATTGACCGATCGACAAAAATAAGATCCGAGTTTTGATGGTTCAATGGAATTAGAGAGAACTACCTTTTGGGTATTTTTCTTTTTCCACCGGACAAGTTGACGGAACAGATTGTTATTAACTTTCTTACATTCCGGCAACACATCCTCATCTTCTACTACAGTTGTAGAAGTTGAGAACTCATCTAGTGATTCTAACACAGGTATATGATAAACATAACCGGTTCCAGCTTTGGATTTCGAGGGAAGATCTTTCATTTGTTTTACGAAATAAATGTTCTTCTCCCAAGAAGACTGAGGTTCGAAACCTGGGTTTGGATTCAGTCCACCAAATTCTGTGGAAACATCGATAGATCGAGGAGTAATTACTCCTGATCTCTTCATTGTCGCCGCTACATAAGCTTTAGGGAGCCCTTTCCTGAGTAATTCAGTAATAGCTCCTTCTTCGGCATTATCGTAGCACTTGTATTTTCCAGTACCTAAATGGTAACATTCAGGACCGTAAAATACTTGCGAATCGATGCTTCCCCATACTGGGGATATGTAATTCTTTCCCATACTTAGTTCCAATCCTATGGATTTAGTAAATTTTCTCCAGTTGTTATACTGTTCTGGTGTACCTCTCATCAAGAGATCGTCACCATGGAACAAAGCAGAAATGTCATTAAGACCTTTCTGTTGGGTATAACAAACTGTAAAAGCATTTGCTAAACATAGAATTGGAAAACTCAGGAGAGATCCCATCAACTGCCCATTAATCTGGTAAGTATCAGGGACACCGGACCAAGAAGGATATTCACACAAGTGAACACCTGATTCCCTTTCTAAGAAAGGTACAATCGGATGGTCACCCAGCGCTTCAACTAACGAAGAAACGGCTGTGCTCATGATGTCTGCGTGCAGACCATCAGTTGCAGATGAATAATCTCCTGAAATCCAGTGGGTACCTTTCGGTACCATCTCTTTCAGTAATTCAGCATAATTTGGTGTTTTACATGGTCGGAAACAAGGATACTCATATAGAGACTTTAACATTGCTTTTTGCAATGGTTTCAATATGTGGTTCTTTGCTGTTCCGATAGTAATTGTTCGAACTTTTAAAGGTTCTGCAATTCCATGTACTTTAACCCGATTATGACCAATATCAGTAGTATCCCATTTGTATGTGAGACTACCGTCATTGACTAAATTCTGAGTATAAGTATTTGTGTTTATCATCGCATTATAAAATTGTGATTTTCTCGTCCATTCCTCAACTAACAATGAGAAGACCCGATCAGCTAACTGATTAGGACAACTTGTTGTGTAGATGGGAGTCATCATTAATGATTGTTTTTGGATTGTGGCCAGTTGCATAGGTTCCTTTAATTTGTGTTCATTTTTAAGAATGGTATATTTACCAGTTTTAAATTGAACCTCATAATGGAATCTACGTGCAATTGCACCATAATCCTCCAACAAGTATTCCATAGTAGAACACTGCTGTGGAACACTTTTATTACTTGAATAGATCAGTAAAGGAGAAGTAAACTTCTTTCCTTTTTCCTTTAGATGTGCCATTGGCAACATATAATCGACTGATGAATTCAATGTAATAAACTCATTAACTGATTCGTCGGTAGTACCTTTCCAGATGCTCTTCTGAAGGAAATCATCTATTAAAACTAAGGGTTGATCATTATAAC